CTCCTGTAACGAGAGCCGCAGTACCAATATTTTTAAAAGCGTTACCTAACTTAGAACCTATACCTTGTCCCATTCCGGAGAGGCTTGTTTCTACACCTCTAGCCTTATTTGCAAAAGAGTCTAATTGACTCATTGCGCTTTTTAATCCAGATGTGAGCTTTGAGGAATCTAAGTTAAGTTCAACAGTTATTTCGCCAACTGATGCCAATTTAAATCACCGTTTTTTATGTAAGTTGGATAATCAACTGCTACTGATATCCCCACCCATCATCATCGTAGCAGTGAGAGCCATCTTCTCTAATTCTTCAGGTGATTTTGGCTTCGCTTTTTGTTTTTTCGGCATGAAATCTTCAACAGAGAATGGTGTTTTTCCAGACTTCATAACTCCGTTAGCACTAAGTACTATCGCACATAGCCTGGCTTCCAACTTGTGTCTGATTTCATTGTCTAGCTCGATGTTCTCGATGGATGTAGTGATCATCATTATCGTTTCGCCAGGCGTATATTTCCAAAACGCTACCGGATCAATCTGGCAAAACTTGAATAGATTGGTCTGCATCAGATCAATCATTTCTTTTACAGTATTACACGTTACGGATTTTCCGCTTCCCCCTGATCAGTCTTCCTTGAGTTTCCTGCATTAAGGATACTGGCTTCCTGAAGGGCCTTTACAACTACTGTTGCTAAGTCTTCGAATGTGTGTTTTTCCAGATATTCATTGATAATAGGGAACAGATCTTTAGGAGTCAGATCAGGATTCATATGCAGTAATCCTGCCCAAAGAATAATTCTCATCTGTTTAGGGCCCAGGTTTTCCATAGCTTGAGCTAATTCAGCAAAAGCAGGGGTTCCTAGTCCCTCAACCATGTTTTCATAAGCTTCCCAATCATATCTCAGTTTATACTTCCCAAAAAAGGGAAGGGATTTAAGTGCTATAAGTTATCCCTCCAGTTTAAAATTAAGCTCTAAAGACTGTTATGTGATAGATAGATGCAGCTTTACTCAGTTCTTTAACCACTACATCAATTTCAGTGATTGTTCCTGCAAGTCCCAGGTTAACAGAACCGTTTCCACCAGAAGCGACAGAAACTCCGTTAACAGTAATTGCAGAACCAACTGCGGCTTGCACTGGTACAACTACAACAGCAGTAGTTCCTGTGATGACACTGCTAATGTATTTGAATTTTGCAGGATCAAATGATGGAGAAATTAACTGTCCTGTAATTGTCATGCCAGTAAGGGCTGAAGTTGATGTTGAGAACGAAGGAGCACCAGAAACTTTGACCTTTGAAGAAATTCTGAGAATCTGGTCTTCAACAACGTGGTCATACGTCTTAACAGTCCCATAGAAAGTTAAAACAGAGCCTGACGGGAATGTTACAGTGAACAAAACAGTAGCGCCTGAGGCAGCAGCAGTAGCAAGAGCCATCTGACCTGCATCACCGTCAACAGCGTTAGCTTTGATTTCACATTCTCCACCATCTTTTCTACCGGCTTTGTACTCTTTCCAATCACCACTATCCTGATTGGTGACTTCGATATCGTCCACTTCTGTAGCTGGAATTGGAACTCCATCGTCGGTGATTTCAGTGATCACATCATTACCGATTTTAACGGTAATTCCTCTGGCAACAGTTGCCTGAGATGTGGTATATACCATTTTTTAACCTCGTTTTTTCGTTTTTACTATAGTAAAGTCAGGCCATCAGCACCGAAAAATTAAGTGAATAGTTGTAGTAACCAACATTACTTTTTCCAGTGAAGAAAGCCCCATATTTTTGCTGTATATACAGGAATTTAGTATTACCAATAACTTCATTATGGACATCCCTTAAAAGTCTAATTATTCTAAATGTTTGAGCCAATGCCGTTTCATTAGAAATATTAGACACCAGGATTTGAAGGTCTAATCCAATAGGGTTAGGATCGTTTGTCACCACAGACATCGGATATAGTCCACCATAGGGTGACATGTAGATACCGTTTTCATATTGTTCATAGTTTCCAGAAATAGAAACTGTAGGAAGATCGTTAGCTTCCAAAAAATCTGCAAGATCTTCTAAAAATGTTTCTAAGGTCATAGCGCACCCTTCATTTTTGATGCAATAATTGATGTTATGTTCGAAATATTACTGTTGAAAGGATCTTCCAGATACTTTGCCCTACCATGAGGATGTTGATAATACAGAATTTCGTGCACATAAACTGCATAATCTGTGTAAAAACCGATAGTGATCTTTACCTTGTTTCCGCTTCCGCTTTCATCCATTCTTCCGGAAGCTTTTAAAGCTCCAGTATCAACAGGCACAGTTTCTTTGGCTTGATCAAAGATTTTCTGACCAACTTCATGCAAACCTTCTTGACCAGCTTTAGCCAAAGAATCCGGAAGCCTTTGAAGTTTAGACCGCACCTGCTCGTAGCCTTTCATAGTGAACCTTCTCCTGGAGCAACTTTACCAGTATAGACTTCAGTGTAAAGGTAGTCCTCTGCTTCCTCATCATATACGCGAGAAATTGACCCTATGAATGGAGAAGAGCCGTCAGGGAGTGTTATCTGATCTCTTTCGGCTACGGTGTATTCTGGAGGAATTGCGATCCATGCATCAGAAATAAAGGTGTTACCTCGAAAATCCTTGATATCTTTTATAAGCCAGGAAATTATGCATGGTACCGTTATTGCTTCTCCATATGTTCTGGCTCCGTACCTGTCTTCACTGACGAAAGGTGCTATAGTAACTGTTCTTGTCCAGTTCATGTCAAGTAGAGGCATTACCAGCCTCCTGGACGTTCAGCAAAAGCTGGATCTCCTGTAACATCAACTGGATTACTATCCAGGCCTTGGAAATAAGAATCACTTCTCGCAATTCCGGCAGGCATCGTGGATTTTCCAAAATCAGAAATCATCTTTTCTGCGCAGTCATACCATACCGAAGTTGATCCTTTAATGTCAGACCTTCCAATTTTCCAAGAAACATCCTTAACTTTCTTTTCAGTTACGACACCTGTGCCTCCTGTATTGGAAAGTACATCAAGTACAAGATAAGCTTTGTACCAAACTAAATCGGTAACAGAAAACCCTGGATCTTTTCTTTTCACTTTTTCTGCAATGAATTCTTCTAAAAGCACATAGTCTTCTGAAGAAATTGTTCCTTCAGGCCCAATAGTGTACTTGCCTTTAGAGAGGATGCGCACTGCCTGAGGGACTGTAACTGTCATTATATAGCCTCCCAGATTTTCACGGTTATGTACGTGTTACTGCTTGGAAATGTTTTTTGTACAGATGTTTTTACAGCATACACTTTTCCTTGAAAAACACCAGCATTAACAGTATGAAGAGCTGAAAACGGTACAGTGATACCTCCTTCTTCGAAAGTATATGTCGTTCCATTAACAGTTCCTCCTTGAGTACACACGATGTCGAACTCAACTCCTGCTTCGTTTTTCATGGAAAGCGTAACTACGGAATCTGTTAAATCAACACCTACACCGCCTTCTTTCAGGAGCATTCCTACATCAACAGAATCTCCTTGGCTGAGTTCTAGTTCATAAATTACCATTTGTTTATCGTCACGCTCCTGTCAGATTGATCTACTGTTACCGTTCTGTTTTTTGAGTCGATTGTAGCTGTTCTGGCTGGAAGTTCATCAAGGAATATTTTTCTCGATATGGATGAAATTGTTATTGTGCGTTCATCTTGAGAAATCACTACAGTTAACGGATATATAAGATCCCAAATGACCTTAACAACTATATTTGTTGAACTGAATAATTTATCTAAGTTGATATTGTTAGCGTTTAAGAACTCTTCAACAAGTAATATTGAGTTTGTAGATGCAAATAATCTCTTCACGAATTCAAGAACGTCATTTATAGAGTTGAATTCTTTACTGAAAAGAACATCATTAGAGCTTTCTACAAAATGATCAACTTTGATCCTGCTGTTTACGGAGAAATTCTTTTTAATGAAAACGTCATTTGTTGACGCTAGTTGTCCGTACATCTGGAGATCATTCGAGCTTACAAAGTTATTGAGAAGATTTATATCATTATGGCTTGACTTTATAGAGTGCAGCCAGAGCGTGTTTTTAGAGTCCCATACTTTGTAAACTATAATGTCTTCTTCTGATGTCCAGGATTTTGTAAGTCTGACATCGTTTCTTGAAATCTTTAAATTCATTCTATGCATGTCGCTACTTGCAGCAAACTGAGCTAATACACCAATATCATTAGTTGAAGATATGACATCACTATATGCAATATCTGAATAAGATTCAAAGGCTTTTGATATTTGAATATTATTGGAGCTTACAAATTGTGTCCAAATAATACCCATAATTCCATTATAACTTGAGAAATGCTTGTAGAGCAGGATATCATTTGTACTTTGTACAAAAAGAGCTTCAAGAATATCGTTTACAGACGTGAGTGCTCTACTGACAAGTATATCAGAATTGCTGGAGTTCACACTAAGGGTATCGATGTCGCTTGATGATGCTTCCTGTAGCGCTAAAAGGATATCCACAGAAGCTTCAAAAGCCTGATGCAAAGTTAAGTCGCTTGCTGTTGAAAAATTCTTAATTAATCTAAGGTCATTAGAGCTACTTTTAGAAGTACTCTGGAAGATATAGTTGTGGGAACTACTTATAATTGAACATAGAGCATCTGATAAGCTCTGAAATACCTTTATGAGTTTTGAATCTGAAGTTGAGCTAAAAGCTTTAATTAATTTGATATCATTAGAATTACTGTAAGCCCAGGTATACAGAGATTTAATATCCGAAGCTGAACTAAACGCTTTCATTAAGTCAATGTCATTAGAGTTATTGTAGGCCCAGGTATACAGAGCTTTAATATCTGAAGTAGCCATGAAACCAAGCTTCAAAGCTATGTCACTATAGGCACTGCTAGACTTGCTTAGTTGCTCGTCATTAGAAGATCCCCAGGTACGCAGAACTTTAATGTCTGAAGCGGTAGTAAAGTTAAGCTTCAAATCTATGTCATTGTAGGCGCTACTAAGCTTACTGAGATACTCACTATTGGAAGATCCCCAGGTCTTTAGTACGTTTATATCAGATATAATTGAAAATGCCTTAGAAAGCCTCTCATCACTTGAGGATGCATACTGCTTACTGACTTTAATATCGTTAGTTTCAGCATAAGCCCAAGTATACAAAGCTTTTATGTCATTAGAGGCGCTGTATGCCCATGTGTATAATGCTTTGATGTCATTAGAAGTGCTGTAAGCCCAGGTATAAAGCGCTTTAATATCGCTGAAATTACTGTAAATCCATGTATACAGAGCTTTGATGTCACTAGAGCTGCTGTAAGTCCACTTATACAGGGCCTTGATGTCATTAGAGTTACTATAAGCCCAAGTGTACAGTGCTTTAATATCGTTAGAGCTGCTGTAAGCCCATGCATATAAAGCTTTAATGTTGTTAGAGTTACTATAAAACCATGTATATAGCGCTTTAATGTCATTAGTTTCAGCATAAACTTTATACAGTTTGATGTCATCCGTATTGATAAATGCTTTCGAAAGTTTAAGGTCTAAAGCAGCAGAAAATACTTTTATTAATTTTACGTCATCAGAAGACAAAAAGGCTTTAGATAATCTCAAATAATTAGAGCCACTAAAAGAGCTCTTAACGCCTATATCAGTTATATTTGAGAATGCTTTTGAAAACCGTTCATCATTACTACTTGCAAAGCTTTTCGAAACCTCTACATCGTTTGTAGCCTGGAAATAGGTATTGATTAAAGTCTGAGCTATAATTTCATGTGAACTCGCATATTTTTTCCAAAGAGAAATGTCATTACGGCCAACAAAAGGTTTAGTTAGCTTTAGAGTATGCGTATTCGAAAACGTTTTGTTAACAACAGTTCTTGCAAGCCAGAACGCTGTCATGCACCTATTTGTAATATAAACAGTTCCGGAACCTTCATTACCTGAAAACCTGCCTTTTAAGACATGGCTTGTATCAAACACTGTAGAGGCCAGACCTACAAGACAGCTATTTGCTGACCCTGAAAATGCCTGGGAAGTGCGACTTGCAGCAATGTCGTTATTATCTAGCATTATTCCGTATCTGTTACCTTGAATATCTGATGAAGTAAAACTTGATTTACAGCCTGTATAAAATGCAAGTAATTCGCCATTCCCAGAAGTAGTTCTTGAAATTGAAATATCAGGATCGTCTACAAGACTTGCTGATGCTACATTTTCAGAAGTTGCACTTGCATCAACATCAAGAAGAGTTCCATCATCAAAAAGCAACACAGCCATGAATCTTCTGCTTACGGTTGTTGCATACGTGTATACACTGGCTACTCTTCCTTGTATTGCATAGTTAACATTAGCAGTTAGAGATACTCCGTAAGCTGTAGCTACCGAATCTGGGTTTGTTCCTCCTGAACCGTATGCACTTTGCCTTGCTTCGCAGTCTGTGTAATCTGTGCCATTAACGGCTATACAAATTTTTTTACCTACATAGTGTTCTGCTGTTCCTGGATTGTTTGTAACTCCATACAGAATTAAGGCTTTACAGGCTACGTTTGGAGTTACCGAAATTAAACCAGTAGCATCATCATTATAAGTTTCACTTGCAGCAAGAGTTTGTGCTGTGGTATCATCAATATAGTATACTGCATCTCCATCTAAAATATAGATTATAAGAGATCTATTTGTAATACTGGTATTAGTGGAATCAGTGTTGCTTGCGAATCTCCCTTTTATAGTGTGACTTCCTGCTGCCAGAGTTCCTGCCCATACACAACAATTTCTCATAGGATAGTCTGCCGCATATCCTGAGGCATACATAAATGAATAATCAGTACCATCTACATTTATTGTATTTTTAAAACCCGCTACGTTATTAGTATCGCCATAATCGGAGTTAGCAGCATAAAAGGCCAGGACTGTTTGAGTAGCTGATAGCGTAAATGTTTTACTTGCAGGTGTGTCGTCAGCTAAAATTGAACTTGCAGATGTAACTGTAGTGTCGTCATTGATGACGTATTTATCATGGTACGTCAAAGGAGTTTTAACCGGAAACCACAGTGCAATCATTATTTTTTTAGTAGCATAAGCAGTTGTAGCCGCATAGTTCGTACTGAGTCTTCCTTTGAGAGTATGACTACCTGAAGCTACTGTAGCTGCATAAGTTATCAAAGCCTGATGACCGTCTGTAGAATAAGCTGATGCGCTTCTGGAAGCGGCTACATTGGTAGAATCAAGCATAATGCCATACTGAGTACCATAAATAGCAGAAGAAGTTCCTGTAGCTTTGGTAGCTGCGTAAATACACAGAAGTTCTCCTTCATGCGCTCTTGTTACTGAAATATAACCATCATCAGATAATGTAGTTGAAGTACTTCCTACTGCAGTAGCATCAGTATCAACGTCTAATAATGTACTGGCTGCAAAGAATAAAACACAGAAAAATCTTCTACTTATTGTAGTTGTTTGTACTCCATTTCCTGCCCATCTCCCTTTAAAAGTTCGACTTGTAGCAGTTATACTTTCTGCCCAGGCGGTAGTGTTGGAATCAGCATTAGTAGTTCCGGTATTATACCCTGATTGAAACATTTCTGAAGCTGTTCTATCGGTTCCACCTGTATTAATCATTATTTTTTTACCGACATACCTCTCAGTAACTCCGTGATTATTAGACACACCGTAGAATACCAGGGCTTTGCAGGCACCACTAGGTGTTGCGGTTACTGAAGCATTAGCGTCATCAGCATATGTAGTAGATGACAGTGTTACTGCTGTAGTATCTTCAATATACGTGAATTCGTCGCCATCTAAAATATAAGTTAAAAGAGTATGATTAGTAATAGTTGACGTTGTAGAGGCAACGTTGCAGGCAATGCGTCCTGTAATAGTATGTTCGCCTGCTGCCAGGGTTCCAACCCATACGCATGTATTTCTTAGAGAATAGTTTGCAGCATACGCTGATTGTGACATTATTGAGTGGTCAGTACCATCAATACTGATAGCACTTTTAAAACCATAAACTGAATTGGTGTTACCATGAGCTCCGTTTACTGCGTAGATAACAAGAACAGTTTTTGAAGAATTAATAGTAAAAGTTCGTGTGGCTCTGGTATCGTCACTAAAAGTAGTACTTGTAGACTGAACAGTGGCAGCACTCTGATTAACATATTTGTGCGCGTATGTTAGCAGAGTCATAGCTCCTCACTCGTCTTCTAGGATCAAATTATTGTTTTTAGCAAGAACAGTGACAACTTCAACAAGGGTAGCTATTGCGTTTTTAGCAGCCTCAATAGCAGTAGCACAAGATACAGTCATTTTTTCATTAGCTGTAAGTTTTGCTAAAGCATTAGCAGCAGTTACACTTGCTCCTGCGTTATTCCAGGTATTAAGAGCAGATACATAATTAGCTACTGCTGAATTATATTGAGTTAAAGCACCCATAACTGTTTTTTGTGCATTTGCATATAATGCTGGATAATTTGGAATTACTGGTTCAACATAAGTGTAAGCTTCTACTAATGATGTTGGATTTTGGGTTTCGGAATCATCAAGCATAACAGTAGTTTGATTATTCCCTGAATCGTACATAATACCCAGAATATTGAAACCAGCCTTCGCTATTTGTTTATGCAATT